TTGAGGTTGAATCACGGTCATGTTTTCTGGATCGAGATCGGGGACTTCAAAGTTCATTTCTTTGAGTCGCCCCTCCGCATCAAGATAAATCACATGCCTTCCGTCTTTTTGAGCATTGGCGGCGATCTGCATAGCGGTTGTGGTTTTTCCACACTTAGGATCGCCAGATAGCATAATCCAAGATCCCTCTTTTACTCCTCCGCCCAGAGCTAAATCTAGCATGGGTGAAACAGATAGAGCTTTATAATCTTTTCTAGTATTTAGTACATTTGTACCAGATACAATAACATCACCATACTTGTCCGTTATCTTCTTCTTCCAGTCTTTAGTTTGTGCCATCTATCTTCCTTATTTTTGAAAAGAGGCTATTTTTACCTCTTGGTTTCTTTGGTTTATAGTCTCCTTTCGGAGCTTCAATAATCTTTTTTTCGCGCTTAGATTCTTCTTCAAGTTTATTATAGAAGTCTTTTACACCCTTTTCAACAAATTTTAATGTCAATACAAACTTTTTACTTTTATGAAGAAAGCCCAAGGCATAAATGTTATTACCGCTTGGGCTATTTAAATATCTAATAAGCGCGCTTTCACTGTATTTGCTTATCAAATTAGAAGCGACACGAATCTGCGTTTGGTATTCATCTTTTTGAGACTTGTTCCAAAACTTAAATTCTAAACTTCCACAATTCTCTTTCTGTCTTTTTCTAATGCAAACCAGTTCGGCGGCGTACTGAGCGGCATTACACGGTTGACCCGTTGATAAGCTCTTGTACTTTAGGGTGTTTGAGTTTTTCTGATCCATTTTTAAATATCATATTCTTCAAGTTTTCTGATGTCAACTCTCTAACGCTTCGTCCACACTCAAAGTCATTAATAGGCCAAGTATATTTTGAAACATCAATAAGCGAACAATCATCTCTCAATAATGAAACCGTCATAGTTTGAAAAGATTGAGAATGACTCCCGTCCATAGCTTGGTCTTTTGCCATTCCTCGCATAACCAGCAAACCATCCAGACCGTTCTCATCTTCAAAAAAGACTTTCGCTGGCGCGCCAAACATGTGTAACTCAACCTTAGTTGGAATTGCATCGTTTTCTGCACAGTGGTCTTTTAGTCTATTCCAAGGATTATCTAATCCCGGCCTGTCATAATCACCGTAAACAAGCGTTCCATCAGATAGGGTTATTTTCCAGCTAATCATCAAATCACTTCTGATCAGCTTTCTCATATACCCATCTCTAGTTTTACAAATCATATCAATCCTCCTTGATCTTGTGGATCATGCCTTCGTATCTTTTTGGCGGCTTGGGTCTTTTCCTGTTCTCGTCGAAATGAGAAGATGCCGATTCTGTCATTACCACAACACCCCGATCAGCATTTCGAGCTAATAATTGCATCGTCTTTGGCTCTCGCTCGACTTCTGGAGTCTGTTGTGTGGAGCTTTTGTCTACGTGCGCCTTGACTAACTTAATAGACCTATCCATAGACTCTGCCAACTCTTTGGTATCCATGCTTAGGTTTTCTTCAATGTGCTTTTTTTCTTCGTTAGAAAGTGGTCCCTTTTTCATTTAATTCTCCATAAACAATCTTCTAGACCTAGTGAAATATAAACGATTCTTAGTAGCTAAATATTTTTTATATAGCTTATAACAATCTTCCGATACTTTTTTAAACTCTGGTGTTTTTGATTTTATGTTATAGTCTGTAGAATGAGGGTCAACAAGCTCGCCCCTATTGAATCTTATATAGTACTTTACTAACACATCGCTACTGGATGTGGTTGTTGATATTGTTTTAGCAAAGCTATATCTCATATCTTCGCATTTTTCTCCTGTTTTATTAAAATATTCTACATTAGAGGTAATAGGTTCTGGAATACCTAATTCAGAAACATCTTCATTTTCCCATCTAGCCATTCAATTTCTCCAACATTTGCTTTAAGTTTTTAATACATTCGCCTTCGCTTGCGCCAGATATGCAAACCTGAGCCTTATTTGTCATGCCATATTTTCTTAATATGTTATTGCCAAGAACCCGGTGGTCTAATGTGCCATCACTATTCATCTTTCTGATGTCTATTTTCATAGTAATAGTAGCATGGTGAGGACACTCAGATCTTGAAATGTCGGGTTCTCCCGAGTCTAGATTATACATCAGTCACCTTCCTTAATCCATTTAACCTTTTGCTCCGGTGTCATGGCGTTGATCTTCCGGCGCGTGGCTTTAGCCTTGATAGCTTCCTTATCCTGATTAATATTATTTTTCTGATTCTTATCCTCAATCTCATATCGGCCCATCTTTTTGGTATTTCTGTCTGCAAGATGACCTATTGTGGATGGTTCGCCAACAACGCTAATCGCCGGGGGATTGATAAAAACCTTTTTAAGTGTTTGCCGCTCGCAAAGAGGGCAGGCTTGAGTATCGGGATCGTCTGGTCCTTGTCTTATTTCTGTATAATATGCGCAAGGCTCACATTCAAAATCGTATAGAGGCATAATTTCTTCCTTATTGTATCTAGTCTTCTAGTGCTGTCAACACCCTTCCCAAGATTCCATTTCTTTGTATGTCTTGATTGGTCAACTGACAAACACCTACTCCATCTACATTATAGAGTCTTTCAACACATTTTGCAAGACCACTTTGGAATTTTAGGTCTGTTTGTTTAACATCTCCATTTATTAGTACTTTGGAGTTTTTGCCCATTCTTGTTATAAACATTTTAATTTGTTCAAAGCTACAGTTCTGTGCTTCATCAAGAATCATGTAGGCGTTGTCAAAAGTGCTACCCCTCATAACCTCAAGTGGCAAATATCTTATCCTACCAGAATTAAAATATTGCCCATAAAAAGCTCTCCCTAGAAAGTTTTTTAAGTTTTCTTGCATGGGCATAAGGTATGGTGCTATCTTTTCTCCTAGTTCTCCGGGTAGTGATCCAATATCTTTACCGGTACAGACGAGAGGTCTTGTGATAATCACACTATCTATATCGTCATGATGTAGCTTCTGAGAGGAAATACCTGCGGCGATGTAAGATTTACCGCATCCAGATGGGCCGGTACAGAATATAATATCGTTTTCTATGATGGCGCGTATATAGTCTTTTTGATTCTTAGTTTGAGGTTCTACTATTTTTAATTTTTGAGGAGCGTTATCTGATTTAGAAGATTTTTTTTGTCTTTTTGTCATCGTTGCCGTTTCTAATAAGGACCATCGTTGGTTAAGTCTAAAACTTCTTCCGTTTTTGTAATAACGAAATCGCTGTACTGATTAGTATAACTAAGTGTTGCTTCTACATTCCCACCTCCCGCGTCACCACCGGTGTATTCTATGGATGTCAAATAATTTTTCTTACCTAAATCCCAAACAAAATGTTTGCCCGCTCCAGATGCAACAATTTTAATTTCCCTGTCTGTCTCTTGCCATTCTGTAGACGCTCCTTGCGCTTCACTTTTTGAGTAAACATTGTCCACGTTTCTTACTCTGTTTTCACCACCATTATTTAGATATTTATAATATGGTAGCGCCTGTCTTAACGTTCCTGTAAAAGAGCAATTAACGGTTATAGGAAGATTGAGTACCTGCCATCTGTTTTGCTCATGTTCTTTGGTGTCTTCGGACCCTCTCCAATTTCCCACATCCATTAAATTTGTATAGTCAAAAGATGCATCAATATTTATGGATTGTATGCCGAGAATTTGTAAATCTTCATTTCTTTCTCTAAGGATTTCTGGCGTGTCGAAGTTAAATAATTGTTTGATTTCTTCTGGTAATTCCGAACTTCCGTATCCGGCTTGCGTTAAATCAAAATGTTGTCTTTTAAGTATGTCTCCCTCTTGAGGTGAATACCGCGTGGGGTCATAGGAAACTTCCTCATAGGAAACTTCGCCATATTCATTTACTAATTTCCGTTCAAATGAGTCGGGCGTATACCATTCTTCCGGAAGATTGTAATCACTCAAGGTAGCATAATCATTATTATATTTTATATTTTTTGTAGTAAGGGTGACAGACTCTTCCACTCTATCTACACCTATAGAATAACTTATATTGGTAATAAGGCAATTTAAATAACTAACAGAAATAACATTATCTTTATCTGAATCAGTAGAAGAAGCATTTCCAGCATTTATTTGTTCAAATTTATCAGGAGTATATAATATGGTAATATCATAATTTCTTAATGTTTTTTGATTATTGTCTTTAGCGCCTTTCGATCCAAAATTATTTGCATTAAGAATATGACTTTCTTTATAGCCGATGTATTCACTTTCTAAGACCTTATAAAAGGTGTCAGATGCTCTGTCTAATACTCTACTGATATTTATTTCTATTGTCTGTTGCTGGTAATTGATATACTTTCTTTGATGGCGGCCAACGTCCATTAAAGATATGGCGGGATTGTCTGATGAAACGCCAACGGCCTGAACGCCAGTAAGAAATTCCGCCCCCGTTGGGTTTCCATCGTTTCCAGCCTCGGTGTTTCTTTCTTCCACGAATACACCTTGGCAGGCCCAAAATATTCTATTGTTTGGCTCATCAAAAGGGACTGTCATACTCCACTACTCCCAAATCCACCTTGACCCCTTTGGCTATCGTCAAGGTCGTCTACCTCAACAAGATCAAAGGTTTTCACTTTTTGAAATAATATTTGCGCTATCCTGTCGCCCTTTTTAACTTGATAGTGATTATTTACTCTTGAGTTATAGAGTATTACTCCTACGTCACCTCTATAGCCAGCATCAATGACACCGGCAAACACATCTATCCCATTTTTGTAAGCAAGGCCGGAGCGCGGCCAGATAAGGCCAACATATCCAACTGGAATAGCTATAGAAATACCCGTCTTGATTAATTTGTGATTAATTGCTGGCACTTCTATGTCTTCTAGTGCGTAGAGATCATATCCCGCATCTGTTTTATTTGCTTTGGTTGGAATGATTGCCTCTGGATCTAGTTTTTTAATCCTTAGCTGTGGGCCAGCATAAGGCTTTATGTTTGGTGGTAAGGACGTAATAGCATCGGGTATAATCTGATACGAACTATTCCACGATATTACGTTTTTGTGCATTTCTTTTCTAGCTTTGTGATCTGGATGTTCTTCCATTTTATTTCTCCTATGTTCTAAATAGTCCTCTTAGTTCTTTTGGTGGATGAGATCCTAATATTATACCTTTAGGTATAAACGGAGCAAGTAAATCCTGTGATAATTTTTTAATTTCCGCTGCATTTAATACTCTGTTGTAAAGTAGCACCGGGCCGTATAAATAAGGTCCATACCAATTATGTTGAGATGGAACTTTATCAGAATAGGAAAATATATTAGTGTTGTATCCAACCTGAGTCTGACTGCTATAATACGGGGTTTCCCCAATTAAATCTCCGTCTACATATAGTTTAATAGCGTCTCCATCTTTAAATGACGAAGCAACACAATACGGTCTCTTCCGTTCTTCAGTTGATAGGTTTGCTGTCCCAACGCCCTTATAACCTCCTATATTATCCCATTTGCTAGTCGAGATACGAGTGTAATTATTTCCACCGATGGCAACCGACCAATTTCTGGAATTCCATATTTGATGACTTCTGTAAGTTGTATAAGGTCTGCCCAATGGATCTATAGATCCAATTACCGTTCCTTGGTTTGTAACATAGCCCGTATTAAGTAATACGTATTGGTCTGCATCGTTTTGGATCATACCCTTTTGAGACCATTCAATATTGTTTATTAATTCCCCTTCATCATTTTCTTTGCTGACTAAATTTTTAATTTTTGAACTTCCAGTCACACCAAGATTTGGAACCCATGCGCCAATAAGACCATTCCATAATTCTGGGTTGATACTTTCTGCTGCATTTCTAGCATAACCATTTTTATAAGATGGTTTTATTTTCTTTTCTTTTAATTTTATAGAGTTTATTTGTGTAGGCTTGGCCGCCGACCTTATTTTTTGTAATAATGTCAAAGGATACGCATTAAAGGCGACTTGTTGCTTTTTGCGGAATGGGGCGAGCGAGTCAACATAAAGGGTTTGGATTTCGTCTGGAGTCAGGGCGCGGTTGTAGATGGAGGTGTTCGATATACATGCGTTTGCAGGATTAAGAGGCGACGTATTGCTGAAGAAAAGTATCGTGCCAAGCGAAAGATAAGCATTTCCGGCAGTATATGGAGATCCAGCAGATTTGACGTTTCCGACTTTCCCATCGACGTATGTTGAGAGTTCGTTGCCGTCTGCGGTCATACAAACGTGATACCATTCCGATGTTGAAGTTATCGAATTTTGTACATCGCACTCAACATGCGTTGCTAATTGACCATCGGTAGTGATTGATGAGGAAATCGTGCCAGAAGGAAATCCGTTCGGATTGAAAGCAATCTGATACGCTCGTTTTCCGTCTTCCCATTTTCCTATTAAGAATTGCCTGCCTATTAAAGCATCCGGCTTAAACCAAGTTGACACTGTAATTTCACTGAGATTCAGGACATTTCCGAATGTCACATAATCGTTCGACCCATCAAAATCTAAAGCCAAACCCTTACTAGTAGCCACCCAATCACTGGCAGCATCCATGTAAGTCAGAGTGCCATGATTGTCATTCCCACTAACATCACGCAAAGTTTTACCAGTAACACCCATGCTAGGCATCCATGCTCCAACTAAACCGTCCCACAGATTTGGGTGCGCGCTTTCACCGGCGCTTTGAGCGTATCCCGATTTGTAACTTGGCTCTACATGCTTGCTTCTTTTAACAGTAATAATTTTTGATGTGTCTGTGGGTATGCCGACCCCGCCAAAAATACGGATCGACTTTTGCCTGAATGGAGCGAGTGAATCGACGTAGAGTTCTTGGATTTCTTGTGGGGATAGGGCGCGGTTATAGATGGATGTGCTATGTATTCGCCCATCGAAGAATCTTTGAGACGCAAATTGTGACCCGAACCATATATCAGCTTTTCCAGTAAGAGAATTGTTGGTCGCAGAACCTGCATAAGTCGTCACCGACACTTCTCGACCGTTGATAAACATGCGAACAGAAGTTCCATCGTGCATGACACCAGCAAAATACCGTTCGCCTACATTTACCAAAGGATCTGTAGTGTAGAAACCGTTATATGATTGAAATGCGTTGCAATATGTAAACTCAATCCTTTGACCGAGAAGCCTAACTAGGTAGTTGGATCTAGTAACATGATTGTCGTCTGATTTAGCAATGAAGTATCTGGGATTGCTAGAGGAAAAGCTAGTCCCACCAGAAACATTATCGGCTGTAAATTCTACAAAGAACGAACAGCCATTCTTTACATCGAAGTCTGCTGCATTATTTGCATCTAAGCATCGAGCATAATCATCCACCCCATCAAAATCTAAAGCCAACCCCTTAGACGTAGCCACCCAATCACTGGCAGCATCCATGCCATTTAGAGTGCCATGATTATCATTCCCTGATACATCCCTAAGCGTACCACCCGTCGCGCCAAGGCTCGGCATCCACGCACCCACTAATCCATCCCATAGATGGGGGCTAGCAGATTCGCTTGCGCTTTTAGCATATCCAGATTTGTAGCTTGGTTCTGAGCGTTTGGGTTTATTGATAGATAATAAATTGGGCTTTATACTATCATCACGATCTGAAACTAATTTAGTTATGTGGCTTTTTAGTTTGATAGGAGAATGAGGGCTTCCTAGTACGCCACGTTTGGATGCTAAGTGGGTGATCTCCGTTTCACTTAATGTTCGATTGTAAATCCTTATATCGTCTTGCCACCCAGCAAAAGGACCACCTGAACTTCCTCCGTTATTGTAAGTATATTTACCTATAACTAGAGGACTTGTAAGCCCAGTATTAGTAGTCCTAAACGGTCCAGCTTGAGAAGCTACTTCGACACCGTTCAAGTAAATTTTTGCCTCGTTGTCTGAAACGGTGGCCGCAATGTGGGACCACGCCTCTTCTGGAATAGCGGTCGTAGAACGTGTATCGGGGGAATAGGCTTGCGGGCTTATAACAGTTTGCTTAGTGAGTCTAGTTTTATATCCTTGGGAATTAAACTCTACCAACCCAAATCCATAATCATTTGCTCCCAAGCCGCAACCAAGGTAAGCCCGCTGAGTAGTGTTTACCCCAGTCGGCGTGTACACCCAAAGAGAAATAGAAAACCTGTTAGTCCTAATAATAAAGTCAAGATTTTCTTTATTGGAGACTTGGATGTATTTACTTAGGTTGTTCTCAAATCTATAGGCAAGAGTTCCTCCATTCCGCTTATCGACAACAGTTCCCATGCCACCATAATAGGTGGCATGGCTACCATTGCCTGATAAGTCAAGTAACTCTGTGCTATCAAGTGTCGGGCATAGCCAAAGTCTTTCGCCGCCAAGTCCTGTGGGCATCAATATTAGTCCTGAATCTGAGTAACCAATGGAGTCATTCTTACTGCCATCTCAACAGCATCTCCGTTAAAAGCAGCACTGGCCGCATTATTAACAACAACAAGTGTACCATATCTTGCTCTTGGTGTAAAGGTGCTAACACTGGTATCAATCTGAACATTTGTCGTTGCCTGTACGGTGGCGACCATTGATCCAAGATACTGAAGTTGCTTTAGCGAATCGGTCAGGTTGGCACTGTATCCAGTGTAAGCACCGTCTGCGCCGGAAACACCGCCAGAATTATTAGTTCCCGCCGTGGCGCTGTTGCTCCACGAAACATAAAAATCAACAGTCTCGCCAGCCGTAGGAGCGGTTGCCCACTCAATACTTGAACCAAGAACATATTCCAAATCCATGTTTGCCCCAAAGTCAACTTTATCACTTTGACGAGCAGCGGCGGCTGCCAAACTCGTTAGGTCGATCTGATGAGTTCTAGCACCCATACCTTGATTATCGGCATAATCTGTGATGTCGGCCACAACAATTGGTGAGCCTATAGTAATTTTTGCACTATCTGGTAAAGCCATTATTTATTCTCCTTTATAGTCTAGCTTGAATAACGTCGCCAGCGCGGACAAGACCAACGCCAATTTCTTCGCCCCTGCTGATAGCAACGGTTGCTAGCGATTCAAGGCTTGTTTTATCTTCTGCTGTAAGAACGCTGTAAGAAACAAGAGCGTCAAGCAGCGCAACACGATCCGCTAAATTTAAGTCTAGGGTTGTGTCATCTCTGGTAATCATGAGATATGCAGCCTGAGCCACTGATTTGATTGTATCATCTGCGCCCGATTCTGCGGCGGTTTTGATTTTTTGTAGTCTAGCATTGTTAGCAGACCAAGCCAAGAGTTCGGCAGAGCTGATAGGCTCCAACCTGCTTCTGGTTTTTTCATTTAGGGACACGGCAACTGCGGTGTCGTCTAGTTCACTATACGCCAGACTCAATGGATCTGTGTCTAATTCTGTTTTAATAGCTTGAATTCTCATTATAACTCCTTAAAGTTTTATTTTAACCTATTCCAAGTAATGTTCTTCTTATGTGTCCACTTACTGTTTGATCTGCACCGATATCCCAAAGTCCAGCCCTTATTTGTCCATCAATATCATATTCAACACCTTCTGGCTCTGTTAAGACAACGCCAGCTTTAATAGCGTCAGAACTGCCAGCTAGATGCAAGTCCTCACTTCCACCAATAATGTTAACAAACTGATTTGAGGCCGACTTATTAATAAGCGAATCCGTTCCCGGAGCAGTTTCGTCAGAAGAAAGGTTATTACTAACCTGTGGAACACCATATCCAACATCACCATAATTACCATCAAAATCAACAATTGACGTTCCAGCACATATGTTATTTTTAATAGAGACATTGCTATTTGCAATACCTATAGTAATTCCACGATTAACCCCATAAACAGTGTTGTTAACAATGTTAGCCGCAGCCGAAGCTCCATAATTCGCGTTATATATAAAAGCACCACCAGTATATATAATATTATTATAAGAATTGCTAGCAGGATTTACTTGATCTCCTACACTTCTACATATACAATTTTTTAGTTCGTCATTAGCTGTATAGAAGGAAAAAAGACTCGTTCTTCCATACCCCTGACCATTGATATCTAACCACGACACAACATTTTTTATTGAAACGCTGGCATTGTACCCTGCCTGCATAAAAATTCTTTTCATGTTAGCAACGCCTATTTCCGCCCCGGTTCCTGCGGTGCCGTCGTGACGGTCTGTAGTAGCAGCAGTTAGCGTGACCGAATTTAATCCTACCACACCGCCGCTACGTATAATTAGATTATCAGTTTGAGTAAACGTACTATCATTATAACACTCACCAACGGCGCTATCTCCATTAGCATATACGCCCTGCGTATCTAAGTCTGCCTCCCAAGCGGTGATGGTTGAATAGTCTCTGGAGCTTGTTCCGATAGACTTCGTTACGGTTGCGGGGGTTTGATCCGCACCCATGTCCCAAACCGTTCCCCTATATGCTCCGTCGATATCATACTGAACCACCGGGTCAGATGAGCCAAGATTAACACCGGCGCCCACGGCCTCAGACCCAGAGGCCAGATGAAGATCCTCGGAACCAGCGACAATAGATACAAACTGGTTGGCGGTAGTTACTTCTGTAAGAGAGTTAGATCCGGGAGCGGTTGTGTCAGACGACATATTATTTGAAGTATTTGACGTTGCGGCCTGCGCAAAACACCCAGAATAAATAGCGCTCCCCACTGCTACGGAGATATTATTTTTGATATTATAATTATTTGTAATATCTATTCCAAAGTTATAAGCTGATGAAGGATGTGTTCCTTGTATGTTATATACAGTATTATTATATGCGTGACTTTCTCTATATGTAGACGTATGTATTCCGTACCCCCTATATGGCCCCGTGTGGGTCACATTATAGACTATATTATTAGCTAATGTTGGGTGTCCGTATTTCACACTAATGGGATATATGCTTGAGGCGCTGGTCGCGTCATGCAATAACATATTAGATATTTTTTGATAATATGAATTATTATGAACATAAACCATTGAAAACGAACTACCATAAGTAGTCCCGCTTTGATTCATTTCTATCCAAGATATATTAACATTTTTATCAGAAAACACAGATATCTGGCTATTACTAACCATTCTAACACCGGTTCCAGCGGTTCCGTCATGTCTGTCTGATGTGGCCACGGTTAAAGTGATGCTATTTAGGCCGGTCATAGATGTCCCGCCGCCATTGATAATCGGCTGCTCACTGAAATCGCTGTCGGCATAACACTCACCAACGGCATCGTCACCGTTACTGTAAACCGTTGAGAAATCATCTAAATCGGCTTCCCAAGAAGTGATTGTAGAATAATCGCGGCCAGCGGTTCCAATCGTTTTTGTTACTACAGCCATTAGACCAACCTCTCACCGGGGCGATTGTCTCGTTTGTTATAAAGCACAGCGGGGTCACTGAACGGAACGTGATCTAATACCTTGTATGTAGCATCTTGACCATGAAGCCAAGGAGCGTTCTCACAATCACAAACCGCCTCTCTTCCAACCATGATTGATTTATCTAAAACTTCCGATTCTGTTTTTTGTATTGTATCTAAAACAGATGTGCGCCAGTCTTCAACCTTCATGTTTCTTTTCTTAAAAGTAACCGTAACGATATTTGTTTCTGGGTCTTTTGTATAAATCCATCCACCGGTCGGATGCTCCCATAGCCCTTCGTCGCTCCAAGAAGGAGTCACCGCCACGCCGTTCATATCTGTAATTGTTTCTCCCGCCTCAAACGTTTTACTTAAATCAGAAGTAAGAGCCTGAGCTTCTTCGTCTGAAAAGTCGTCTAATTGAGTACAAAGAAAATGACGGACATCTAATCTACCCATAGGCCAAAGAGTGTGATCTTGACCACAACAAGGACAGGGGCCGGGCGTGTTTCTACAGTCACAGCTGTTTTGAATAATATCCCAAGAGGTATTGATAGCATCTTGTGAAAGGTCGCTATGTCCACCATGCCAAATTTCAGCTCCTTTTGAGCCAAAGATTCTATGTTTAGCGTGTTTTAATCGCCTTGCAACGAATTGATCTGCGTCAATATCCGGCTTTCCAAACGTTTCCTCAGAAAGGACATTCCCAAGATGATCTGTTTCTGTTCTCTTTACCTGTGTTTCATTTACTCGCTCGAAACGATACTGGTAAACGCAATCAAGAAAAGCTAAAGATTTACCATCTGGTCGCAATCCATCACTATTAAAGCCTGAATGCTGATAGTGACAAATATGTTGAGCATGGGTTCCCTGTACGTTTTTGTCATTAAGAGCGCAAAGAATGTCTCCATCTTCGTATGAGCCTCCTTCGCCAACTTTTATAATTAATTCTGCCATTTTATTCCCTATATAATGTCACATTTGCCACCAGCGCAAGCGATTTCTTGTACTGGATTTACGTTGTTAGTTTCTTCGATCACCTTAGTAAAATCTACATCGCTGTATTCTCTATTAAGATCAACCCACTCCTTCCAATTATACACATCTTTCATACAGTATGTCAACTGTTTTAGATCTCCAGAGAAATATTTTTCAGCAAATCTTTCACATCTCTCTTTCCACTTTTTCTTTCCGTTGCCTTTAATTTTCTCGCCAAACCCAAGCAGGCTGTCGCACGCCGCCCATAGGTTATCCTCCCATAGAGTAAGTGCGACCTCAATAAGCCCACTCACAAAGATAGAGGCATCGCCGTAATGTGCGACCTGTTCGCTTGGCAGGTAAACTGTAGTGAATGGGGCTTGCGGGAAATCTTTATCGCCAGAGATAGGAAGTAATGAAATACCACAAAAGTATTTTCTATTCTTATAAATATATTTCTCTACTTCATCCCATTCGTCTGGTTTAACATTAATAGTATTACTTACATTATGATTTAGCCAAGGTTGGGTGCATAAATCTTTATTAGTACCATTTAATACCCAGCTTTGTTGTGTAGATTTTACATAGTCTAATAACTGTAGTGCGCTAACTTGGTTTTTAGTTTTACCACCATCTCTAACTTCTACGCAGAAAGAAACAACGTCGTCGCTATCATTATTACTCCAAACGCTTTCTTCACAAGCTCTTGGGTTTTGTGTTCTGAAATAATTATAGATAGGTTCCATTTTGTTTGCTTGTACTCTGCGGATATATCGTTTCGCATGGTGCGGGTGAATACCACTTGATGTTCCAAGAATACAACTTGACGTTCCTTCTGGTTTGATACATGTAGTTCTTGCCGCTTGGCGAATACCCAGCAATTCTGCTATTCTAGCATTTGTTTTCTTTACAATGTTTGCGCCGCGCTTTTGAGATGAAGGATCGAGACAAACTTCTGCGTTCTCCATCATCCCCGTCATGCTAACGCCCAGTAGGGCTTCTCTTGCGATGATTCGCTCCGACGCGCCACCAAGATATTCAAACTCCGAGAATCCCGCTTGTAGTGTGCCAATGATTGTGGCGGCGCGACAAGCATCAAAGAAGTCTTGTTCAGTTTTTACTTTTGAGCAGTTAATAGTTGATAGGTTGCACGCCTGCCATCCAGACTCGCCGGTTTCTTCACACACAGGCCACATACCAATTTCAACGCAGGGGTTTACGAGAAGCTCAGTACTATCTGCCCAAACAAATCCCGGCTCGCCAAACTCTTTAACAGAGTTCATTAATTCTGCGAATTGTTCTTTTGTTGTTTCATCTCGTACAAGTAGTGCAGAATTGTTTGATCTTCCTCGCTGGGGATTGTCAATGAACCAAGTTCCTGTTTTAGCCCTTGCCATTTCGTTATCGTCAGGACTAAATACACAAATGGTAGCAGAGCGACGAACGCCACCAGATATAACAGCATCAGCGGTGTGCATGATAATATCATAAGCTTGGATAGGTTTGAGCTTTCTCTGTCCATCTTTAATTGCCTTATCTAGAATTTTTCTAATGTTTGTTAGGGCATTACGTAGAGGTTCGGGGCCGGGAGCCTTGCCGCCGCTTGACTTTAGGTAAGATCCAGCGGGGCGAATCTGACTGTAATCAAAATTAACACTCTTGCCGGAAAATTCACCGAATAGTTCATCTTGCAAATATTGATCGAAATAACTCGACACCAAAATACCTACGGCATCACTCCATCCTTCAATGGTATCTGGAATAACGTATTTTTTACTACCCTCTTTTTTAGGTAATAGATCAGGCAGTTTATCAATATGATGTTCCTGTACAGAGAAGCCAGTACCACATCCACAAAGAAGAAGATACATACATTCTTGAAAGAATCTTACACGGTCGCAATAAGATACAATACAGTTGTACATTCTTGCATTGTGTTTAAAGATTGGGTCGCCGCCAAATTGTAGCGCGCGCTGAGATCCAAGAACGCGCTTTTTTCGCATCTGTTCGTATGCCCATACAATCTCAGGCAATGCTTCTGGTTTATCTGCGTATTGTTCAAGCATCATTTGCTTGACTCTATCCACGGCCTCGTTCCAAGTTTCTCTTCTTTTCTTTTCGGGAATCCAACGCGCATACTTACTAA